AACGCTGGCAGGACTTCACCGGCAAGAAGGCCGTGCTGGAGGCGACGGGGCAGACTTTCGATGACGCCGCCGATGCCCGCTACGACTGGCGCAAGGACGGCATCGCCTCGTGGGAAGAGTGGTGCAGGTCGAAGCGACAGGAGCTTGTGAATGGGCCGTCGGCCGCTGCCTAGCCACCTCAAGCTGATCAAGGGGACGGCGCGCGGGGCGCTCAAGAAGAAAAAGGCCGATGCCGTCGAGTTCCCGACCTCGCAACCGATGCCGCCCGCGCATCTCTGCGATGACGCCAAAACCGAATGGGGCCGCATCGCCCCGCAACTGTTCGCGCTGCGCCTTCTGACCAATGCCGACATCGCCGCCCTGATGGCCTACTGCCAGGCATGGGCGACGTTCAAACAGGCGACCGAGGCGCTGCAGGTGATGGCCAAGGCCGATCCGTTGACTAAGGCGCTAATGATCAAGACCACGAATGGCAATGCCATTCAGAACCCGCTCCTCGGCATCGCCAACAAGGCGGCGTCGGACATGGTGCGGTTTGCGAGCGAGTTCGGCATGACGCCGGTTGCTCGCGCGAGGATACATGCCGCCAAAGAAAACCCAGACGACGCGCCGGGCGAAAAGTATTTCGCATGATGACCCGGCCACCGCCTACGCGGAAGCGGTGGTGGCGGGTACGATTGTGGCGGGGCCGTATGTGCGGGCGGCGTGCGAGCGCCACCTACGCGACCTGAAGCGAAAGGATCTGGCCTGGGACTTGGCTGCGGCCAACCGGGCGATATGGTTCTTCCCGGATGTCCTGACCATCGAGGTCGAGCGCCGGGACGAGTACGGACAGATGGAATCGCTGGCGGTTCCGTTCGTACTTGAACCGTGGCAGTGCTTCATTGCCGGCAGTCTCTTCGGTTGGAAGAAGACGAACGGCCTCCGCAGGTTTCGCCGCGCGTTTATCGAGGTGGGGAAGGGAAATGGAAAATCCCCGATCGCCGCCGGGATCGGCCACTACATGCTGTCGGCAACGGGAAAAATCCGGGCCGAGGTCTATTCCGCCGCCACCGACAAGGACCAGGCGTCGATCCTGTTCCGCGACGCGGTATCCATGTGGGAGCGGTCGCCGCAACTGAAAAAGCGGCTGGTGTCGTCCGGCCTCAATCCGGTCTGGCAACTCACGGATCTGACGAAGGCGAGTTTCTTCAAGCCGATCTCGTCCGAGAAGAAGGGCAAGTCCGGCATCCGTCCCTACTGCGCCCTGATTGACGAGGTGCACGAGCATCCCGACAACTCGGTCATCGAGATGATGCGCGCTGGCACCAAGGGCAACCAGGAGGCGTTGCTTTTCGAGATCACGAACAGCGGCTTCGACCGCAAGTCCGTGTGCTGGAACGAGCATCAATACTCGGTCGAGGTGGTCACGGGCGTCAAGGACAACGACGCATGGTTCGCCTATGTGGCGGCGCTCGATGAGGGCGATGATCCATTCGAGGACGAGTCCTGCTGGGTGAAGGCAAACCCGAACCTCGGCGTGTCGATCCAGCCCGCGTTCATCCGCGAGCAGGTCGCCGAAGCCAAGGGCATGCCGTCGAAAGAGGGTCTGGTTCGCCGCCTCCACTTTTGCGAGTGGACGGAAAGCGAGACCAGCGCCATCCCGCGCAAGACGTGGATGGCTTGCATTGCGCCGGAACCTGTGGACGCCGAGGAACTTTGCGAGAAGCATGGCCGTCCGTTCGGCGGCCTCGACCTGTCCCGGACCCGCGACCTCTGCGCATTCACGCTGACATGGGTGACCGACCCGACGCCGGACGCCCAGCGGTTCGTGTCGAAGACGTGGTTCTGGACCCCGAAGGACACGCTCCGCGAGCGCGCCAAGAAGGACCGGGCGCCGTACGAGGAGTGGGAGAAGGCTGGATTTCTCGAGGCCGTTCCGGGGCCGCGCGTGTCGTACCGCTGGCTTGCCGAGGCGCTGGCCGGACTGTGTGCGGCCTACGATCCGATCACGGTCGGCGGCGACCAGTACGGGCTCGAGCGGCTCAACGATCAGCTTGGAGAGATCGGGGCATCACTGCCGATCATCGTTCATCCGCAGGGCTTCCAACGCCGGGTGATCGACAAGAAAGAGGAATCGGCACTGGTCGGTACGACGGGTGTGGAAGAAGTCGCGCTTTGGATGCCCGACAGCATCCTGAAGCTCGAGGCCGCTCTGTTGGAGCAACGCATTTCAATCGACCCGAACGCCGTCCAGAACATGGGCGCTGCGGCGGTGGTCTATGAACAGAACAGGACTGGGCACCGCATGTTTGCAAAGGACAAGGCAACCAGCCGCATCGATGGCATGGTATCGCTCGCCATGTCGATCGGCGTGGCGACGGTGGCAAAACCGGAGCATGGCTCTTACCTCGAAACATCCGGAATCATGGTGCTCTGATGGGGCTCTGGCAGCGCCTGTGGGGCCGCAAGTCGATCAGCGAGGGCACGCACGGCTGGCTGCTCGCGCCGCCGACCCGGTCTGGCGTCGCCGTCAACAACGAGACGGCCATCGGCATCACCGCCGCCTTGTGCGCGGCGCGGGTGATCGCCGAGGGTGTCGCGCAACTGCCGCTCAAGGTCATGGCCGAACGGCAGGACCAGGCGGGCAAGACCCTGCGCACCGCCGCGAAGGACCATCCGGCCTATGACCTGCTGCACCGCAGGCCGAATGGCTGGATGACCAGCTTCGAGTTCCGCGAGACGCTGACGCTTCATGCGGCCTTCACCGGCAACGGCGTGGCGATCAAGAACGTGGTCGACGGGCGGATCAGGGAGTTGCTGCCTGTGCGCCCGGACCAGCTCGTGATCTCGCAGGACGACAACTGGAATGTCCGCTACGAGGTTCGCGACAAGCGCGGCCTGATCGGCGTGTTCGGTTCCGGTGACGTGCTGCATGTCCGTGGCCCGTCGTGGGACGCCATCCGTGGCTTGAACATCATCAAGGTGGCGGCGGAAGCCCTCGGATTGTCGATCGCGGCGGAACGCTCGCAGGCCACGCTGCATAAGTCGGGCGGGCGCCCGTCGGGCATTCTCAGTACCGACTCGAAGCTGTCGCCGGAGGCCGTCGAGCGGCTCAAGGCGGCGTGGTCCGAGAAATACGGGCCGGGCGGCGAGGGCGGTGTCGCCATTCTCGACAATGCCTTCAGCTTCGCCGCGATGACCATGTCGGCGGTCGATGCCCAGCACATCGAGACGCGGCGCTTCCAGATCGAGGAAATCGCCCGCGCCTTCCGGGTGTCGCCGATCATGCTGCAACAGGCCGACAAGGCGTCGACCTATGCCAGCGCCGAGCAGTTCTTCATCAACCACGTCATCCATACCCTGGGGCCGTGGATCGAGCGGTGGGAACAGGCCATTGACCGGGACATCCTCGGCCACGCGCCGGAGGTCTACGCCCATTTCCAGGTGCAGGGGATGATGCGCGGCGCCGCCCGCGACCGCGGCGAGTTCTACGCCAAGGCGCTGGGGTCCGGCGGATCGCAGGCGTGGATGACCGCCAACGACGTCCGCGACCTCGAGGACATGAACCCGCACCCGGACGGCGACGTGCTGAACGCGCCGAGTTCCACGAAGCAGCCGGCCCCGGCCGACAATCCCGGAGACCCGACCAATGTCTGAGAAGATGCGCCGCAAGGACTATAAGTTCGCGCCCGAAGACACCGGCGACAAGGGCCAGTTCACCGGCTTCCTGTCGGTGTTCGGCAACGTCGACAGCTACGGCGACGTGGTGAAGCGCGGCGCCTTCGCCAAGACCATCGCCGAGGACCGCGTCGTGCCGGTGCTCTGGCAGCACGATTCCGACGAGCCCATCGGCAAGTTCACCTCGCTCACCGAGACGGCCAAGGGCCTCAAGGTCGCGGGCGAACTGCTGATCAACGACGATCCGGTCGCCGCCCGCGCCTTTGCGCACCTCAAGGCCGGGACGATCTCCGGCCTGTCCATCGGCTACCGGATGACGAAGTTCGCCGTGAACAAGAACGGCGGGTTCGACATCGAAGAGGTCGATCTCTGGGAGGGTTCAATCGTGACCTTCCCGGCCAATGAGGCGGCCTATGTGGACGCCGTGAAGGCCGTCGACCGCATCAAGACCATTCGTGAATTCGAGGACTTCCTGCGGGATGCAGGCGGCTTCTCGCACAGCGCCGCGAAGGCAATCGCCTCTTGCGGCTTCAAGGGCCATTCGGAACCTCGGGATGAGGACGGTGGTGAACTGGCGGAGATTCTCCGCCGCAATATCAGCGCCATGAAAGGTTAAAACATGGACCCCGAACTGAAGAAACTGCTCGAAGAGCAGGGCCGCGCCTTTGAGGAATTCAAGGCCAAGAACGACGCCGAGCTGGCGGAAATCAAGAAGAATGGCACGTCCGACGTCGTCCTCAAGGAGCACGTCGACCGCATCAACGGCGACATCTCCAAGCTGCAAAAGTCGATGGACGACCTCGCGGTGAAGGCCAACCGTCCCGCCCGCGGCGCCGACGGCAAGGAGGTCGACCCCGACCAGGAGGCCTACAAGAAGGCCTTCGACGGCTACTTCCGCAAGGGCCGCGCCGACAACATCGACGAGTTGCACCTGAAGGCGATGCAGACGCAGTCCGACCCGGACGGCGGCTATATCGTCCCGCCCGAGATGGACCTGGCGATCGACCGCGTCCTCGCCAAGGTGTCGGCGATGCGCGCGAATGCCACGGTGCGGCAGATCTCGTCCGGCACGTTCATCAAGCCGTTCCAGACCGGCGCTGCCGCGACCGGCTGGGTCGGTGAAATCGGCTCGCGCACGGAAACCACTTCTCCCAAGATCTCGCAGTTGCAGTTCCCGGCAATGGAGCTTTATGCCATGCCGGCCGCTACCCAGACCATGCTCGATGATTCCGCGGTGAACATCGAATCGTGGCTGGCCGACGAGATCGGAACCGTCTTTGCCGAACAGGAGGGCACCGCCTTCGTGAGCGGCAACGGCGTCATGAAGCCGAAGGGCATCATCGCCTACGACACCGTGGCGGATGCTAGCTGGGCGTGGGGCAAGCTGGGCTACATCGCCACAGGCGCCGCCGCTGACTTCAGCGCCACCGTCTCGGCGACCGCGAACCCGACCGACACGCTGATCGACGCCGCGCAGTCGCTGAAGCAGGGCTACCGCCCGAACGCCAAGTGGCTGATGAACCGCACGGTCGAGGGCAAGGTCCGCAAGTTCAAGGACACCACCGGCCAGTATATCTGGGCCATGGGCCTGCAGCCCGGCGCTCCCGCCACGCTGCTCGGTTATCCGGTGCTGTCGGACGACAACATGCCGGACGTGGCTGCGAACGCCTATCCGGTCGCCTTCGGCGACTTCCAGCGCGGCTACCTGATCGTGGATCGGGTCGGCACCCGCGTCCTGCGCGATCCCTACTCCTCGAAGCCCTACGTCCTGTTCTACACCACCAAGCGTGTGGGCGGCGGCGTGCAGAACTTCGAGGCCATCAAGCTGGTGAAGTGCGCGAGCTCGTAAGCGGCTGACTGACCGGCGGCTAATGGTGGCCGCCGGTTTCCCCCTCAATTTGCGAGAACCCCCATGAAAGACCTCCACTCGGGCATGAAGCTCGTGAACCTGATCGGCGCTGCCGCCCTGGCCGCCGACAACACGCCGGCCGCTGTCGACCGCGCCGGCTACGAGTCCGTCGAGATCGTGCTGTCCATCGGTGCCGGTGGCATCACCTTCAGCGGCACCAACAAGGTCGAGTTCGTCCTCACCCACAGCGATGACGACTCGACCTACACCCACGTGGCCACCGCTGACATGATCGGCGCGGGCGCCGTCACGTCCGGCATCATCAAGTCGCTGGTCGCAGCCCACGCCACGGCGACGCCGTATCGCTTCGGCTACATCGGCGGCAAGCGTTACCTGAAGTTGCTCGCCGACTTCTCCGGCACCCATGGCGCGGCCACGCCGATCGCCGCGGTCGCCGTCCTCGGCGATCCGCTCAACGAGCCGGTCGCCGACCAGGCCTGATGCTGGCCGTATTAGCGAGGGGCCGCGCTGATGCGGCCCCTCTTTCAAGAGGCAAGACATGGCGAAAGTCGTGAAGCAATTCCCTGGCGTGCCCGATGGCGAAGTCTATCCGCGCCTATTCGTGCCGGGTGATACCGTAACCGGAGAGCTCGCCACCGTCGCGCTGCGCGAAGGATGGGCCGAGGACGAGAGCGCCGAGTCGATGGCCGAGAAGGCCATCAAGGCCGCGCCCCGGAACAAGGCCGTGAAGGCCGCTCCCGAGAACAAGTGATGCAAAAACCCGTCCGGACCGTCGCGCCATCGACCAAGCCGATCTCGCTCGCCGAGGCCAAGGCGCATCTGCGCGTGGACCACAGCGACGACGACACGATGATCGACGCGCTGGTCGATGCGGCGGTGAGCCATCTCGACGGGTTCTCGGGCGTCCTCGGGCGGGCGCTGATCACCCAGACCTGGCAACAGGTGCTTGGCGGCTTCGAGGACGAAATCCGGCTGCGCGTCGGCAATGTCCTCGGCATCACGTCCGTCACCTACTATGACGCCTCGAACGTCCAGCAGACTCTGGCATCGTCGGTCTACACGCCGTTCACCGACGAGCTTGGCGCGTGGCTCGACCTCAAGGCCGGGCAGTCTTGGCCCGCCACCTATGACCGCCCCGACGCCGTCACAGTGACGTGGACCGCAGGCTACGGCCCCGCCGCCACCGACATGCCTGCGGCGATCCGCCAGGCGATGCTGTTGATCATCGGCCACTGGTATGCCAACCGCGAAGCCGTGACCACGGACACGCAAACACCGCTCCCGCTGGCCGTCGACGCACTGCTGGCGCCGTACACCCTCAAGAAGCTTTGACATAGGAGACCACCATGTCTGACCTCGTATTGACCGCGACCTCCGTCGTCGCTGGTTCCGACTCCGTGCAGGAGGCCGGCATCTGCGGCGAGACCATCACCGCGGGCAAGGCCGTGGCGCAGGGCACCGACAATCTCTGGTATCTCGCCGACTCGAACTCTGCGACCGCTGCGATCCGCGAGTGCAAGGGCATTGCACTGAACGGCGGCGCCGTCGGCCAGCCATTGCGCATCCACCGCCAGGGCGACATCACCATCGGTGCCACGATCACGGCGGGCGTCGCCTATTACCTGTCCGACACGCCGGGCGGCATCTGCCCGGTGGCCGATGTCGGTGCCGGTGAATACGTCAACGTCCTCGGCGTCGCGAAGACCACCGCGATCCTGTCGGTGAACATCCAGTTCCCGGGCGTCTCGCTCTAACCATGCCGTGGGTCCGCTTCACGGCGGACTTCGACTGGCACCCGGCGGCTTATGGCGGCCGGGTATGCCTCGCCTTCAAGGCGGGCCGCACGCTTTTCGTCACCCGCGCATGTGCTTCCGCATCAATCGCGGCGGGCGCCGGACAGGAACAAGAACATGCTGAAAGCCGGAGACCTTCGGGAGAGCTTCGCCTTCGACCGGCGACTCGACCAGAATGACGGTTACGGCAACACGCAGTCGGGCTGGGTCGAGCAGTTCCGCTGCGCAGCCCGCAAGGTCGTGCTGCGCGGCACAGAAAGCGTAATGGCGCAGCGCCTTCAGGGTGTCCAGCCGGTGGTGATCACCATCCGGTCGAGCGCCACGTCGCGGCTGGTGACCACAGACTGGCGGGCGCGGGATCTGCGTACTGGCGAGATGTTCAACATCCGCACGGTAACACCGTCCGAGGACCGCGCCGCAATCGACATTCTCGCCGAAAAGGGCGTGGCCAGTGGCTAGGCAATACCTCAAGGGCCTGCCGGAACTCCAACGCAAGTTGGAGCGGCTGCGCGCCGGCACGGCCGAACAGGTGAAGCCCGCCATGGAGCAGGCCGCCCAGCGGACGGTGGATATGATGAAGTCGCTGGTCCCGGCGAAATCCGGCGACCTGCGGGACTCCATCGGTTGGACGTGGGGCGACACGCCGCGCGGGGCCATGAAGATCGCCTCCGCCAGGGTTGGCGGCGGCGCCATGCAACTGACAATCTACGCCGGGAACGAAAAGGCCTTTTACGCCCGCTGGGTCGAGTTTGGCACGGCACCGCACGTTAATGGCGGCAAGTTCAAGGGCACCGACAATCCGGGCACTGCCGCCCAGCCGTTCTTCTATCCCGCCTGGCGCGCCAATAAGAAGGAAGCCGTGAAGGCATTCCGGGCGGCGGTGCGCAAGGCCGTTGCCGAGGCCGCACGATGAGTTACCCCGCCGCCGCCCTGCAGAAGGCCCTGTTCGACGCCCTGACGGGCAACGCCGCCCTCGCCGCCGCCATGGGCGGCGCGGTGCGGGCCTACGATATCGTGCCGCCGTCCGCGGCGTTTCCCTACCTCACCATCGCCGACGCGCAGATCCTCGATGACGGCGACACCTGCGAGGCCGACCGCTTCGAGGCCAACGCCGACGTGCAGGTCTGGAGCCGCGCCGTCGGCAGTGTCGAGGCCAAGACCATCTCGGGCGCCGTCCGCGCCGCGATCGCCGCTGGCCTCACGGCCACGGGCTGGCTGGTCACGGTCATCGACTGCCGCAGCGTGCAGCATTTCATGGACCCGGACGGGCTGACGGCCCGTGCCCGGCTGTCCTTCCGCTTTGTAATCGAACCGGCCTGATAGAGGAGACAAACCATGGCTCAGGTTAAGACGATGGTGGGCGAAAAGCTCCTCATCCTGATCGGCGACGGTGCCACCCCCACCGAAGCCTTCGCCCACGATTGCCTGATCAACGCCGACCGTGGCGTCGAGTTCTCGGCTGAGACCACCGACGTGGTGGTGCCGGACTGCGACAGCCCGTCGAACCCGGCGTGGAAGGAACTGTTCAAGGATGGCATCCAGATCAAGGTGTCGGGCGGCGGCGTGCTGCACACCGCGAGCCTCGAGGCCTGGTTCAACTGGATGATCGCCGACACGTCGAAGAACGTGCGCATCAAGTTCGATGTCACCGGCGCCATGGGCGGCGGCTACATCGCCGTGCCGATGAAGCTCACCGGCCTCACCATCCAGGGCGCGAGGAAGAACAATTCAACCGTCGACATCACCCTGATGAGTCACGGCGTCGCCACCTGGACCGACAACGCATGACGCAGTCAGGACATGCCGTCGTGACCCGCGACTGGGGCGACGGTACCTATACCTTCCGGCTCGAATTCTCGCACTGGTTCGAGCTGCAGGAGAAGTGCGGTTGCGGGCCGCTGGAACTGTTTGAGCGGCTTTGTACTCGCCGGTGGCGTGTCTCGGACGTGTCCGAGGTCATTCGGCTGGGCCTCATCGGCGGCGGCAAATCCGCCGTCGAGGCGCTCAAGCTGGTGCGGGTCTACGTGCAGGACCGCCCGCTGCTGGAATCGGTCGGCGTCGCCCTGTCCATCGTCGGCGCCTCGCTCTCCGGGCCTTCGGAGGACCAGCAGCCGGGGGAAGCCGGGACGGCGACGGAGCCCATCGCGGGAAGCTCTCCTTCGCCGTCATCTACGGAAACGGTGCAGTAGCAGGCTACAGCCCCCAGCAGGTGAACGGCATGACGCCGTTTGAATATTCCGCCGCGATCAACGGCTGGTCGAAGGCCCACGGGGCTGGCGAGACTGTCGCCCGCCAATATCCGACAGACGAAGAGTTCGAGGACGCGGTGGCGAGGCTGCACTGATGCCGACACAAGACATCGAAAAGCTGATCGTCTCGCTGGAGGCGCGGACCAAGGAATACGAGAAGGCCCTGGCGAAAGCGCAGGGCACGACCGTCACCCGGCTGCGCGCCATCGAGCGCGAGGCCGCCGGATTCTCCGCCCGCTTCGGTGCCAAGATGTCGGGGATCGGCGCCAGCATGAAGGCGGGCCTTGCCGGTGCCGCTGCGGGTGCCGTGGCGGCCTTCGGCATCGCCGTCAGGAATGCGATCTCGGACGCGGCCTCTATCGGCGACCTCGCCGACAAGATCGGCATCACCACCGACAAGCTGCAGGAACTGCGCTACGGCGCGGTTCAGGCCAACATGAGCTTCGATGACCTCGGCGGCGGGCTGCTGAAGTTCTCGAAGAACCTCGGCGAGGCCCGGAACGGCAGCGGCGACCTACTCAAGTTGTTCGAGGCCAATGGCTTCAGCAAGGCGCAAGTCCAGGCGATGGACTATGGGCAGGCGCTCGATACGGTTGCCGACCTGATCCGCAACGCCAAGACCGAACAGGACGGCCTGCTGATCGTCTCGCAGGCCTTCGGCAAGGGGAATGATGCGTTCCTCGAATTCCTGTCGAAGGGCTCGGCGGGCCTTCGTGATTTCAAGAATGATACCGCCGAAGCCGGGGCTAAGATCGACGAGGCCCTGATCCGCAAGGCACAGGAACTGGACGACCGATGGGCGGCCCTCATGGTGTCGCTGAAGACCCGCACCCAATCGACGGTGCTTGACATCGTCGACATGCTGTCGTCGATCAAGATCGACTTTGCGAACGCGCCGTCGGTCGGTCCCGGCCGCAGTGCCGGGGCGGGCGGACAGATCGGCAAGAAGACCGGCGCGACTACTTCCTTCCCGGCCCGCCCCAACTTCCTCGCGCCAAACAGCTTCAAGCCCGCCGGCTCGACGGTCATACCAGATGCGCAGGAGGAGAAGGCGAACGCTGCCGCGACACGGGAGAAGGAGGCCGCCGACCAGGCCGCGAAGAAGGCCGCCGAAGACCGAGCCAAGGCCATCTCCGACGTCATCGAGCAGCTCCAGTTCGAGCATGTGCAGCTTCAGGCGACGGACCTGCAGCAGGAGATCAACAACCAGTTGCGCCAGGCTGGCGTCACAGCGACCTCCGCGCAGGGCAAGCAGATCGCCGACCTCGTCGCCAAGAACTACGAACTGGCCCGCGCCGAACAGGCGTCGATGGATGCCGGCGAAGCCTATCGCAAGCGGCGCGAGGAGTTCATCGCCTCCGAGATGCAGCTTGCCGAACTCGGCGTGTCGGCTTTCGAGGCCATCGTCACGGGCGGCCAGAAGGCCGCCGACGTCATCCAGAACCTCGCGCGCGAACTGCTGTCCGCCTCGGTGCGGGCCGCGCTGCTGGGGCAGGGGCCGCTTGCCAGCCTCTTCAACACGTCCGGCAGCGGTGGCCTT